AGTATTACCACACACCTCTGTACCAAACCTCTGTACCAACAGAGGAAAACATGAGTCGCGTTAGAAACTACATGTTTACAGTGTTTGCCACCGAAGGTGAAGAACTACTGGATTTGGACCCCACACTCTGGCCAGAGTGTACATACGCAGTATGGCAAAGGGAAGTGTGCCCTGACACCGGAAGAGAGCACTTCCAAGGGTATATTGAGCTCAGCGCAGCTATGCGAATAACAACCCTCCATACGTGGGAGGGGCTGGCCACAGCCCACCTCGAGGCACGAAGAGGAACCCCCCAACAAGCCGAGGACTACTGCAGCAAAGAGGACACTCGCGTGGAAGGTCCCTGGCGCCACGGGGAGCGCAAGCGACCAGGTGAAAGAACTGACGTTCTGGCCCTCAAAGAGTCCATCGACGAGGGCACCTCCACAGCCCAGCTGTGGCAAGACCACCCAGTCACAATGTTCAGAATGCATAAGGCCGCAACCACCTACAAAAGGACGATCACCCCCAAGCGAGATTGGCCAATGGAGCTTATCGTCTATATAGGCCCAAGTGGAACGGGCAAGACCAGGACTGCCAGAGAAGCATACCCGGATGCGTACTGGAAGCCCAAAGGGAAATGGTGGGACGGCTACGACGGCCAAGAAACTGTAGTCATCGACGAGATGTATGGAAGTTCATTTTCCTTCGGGGAACTACTCCAGCTACTGGATAGGTACCCACACTCCGTGGAGATCAAGGGCGATACCGTCGAGTTTACGAGTCGCAGGATCGTCATGACCAGCAATCAAGAACCAGAAGACTGGTACGATGCTGAGAAAACCCACCAAATGGATTGGGCAAACAATCCATTGAACAGACGTCTCCAAGAGTTCGGAAGGATCATTCGAACAGGAGAAGTCCACAGAAGAGTCCGCCCAAGACTCATCCCCCCAGATGAAGAAGGAGGAGAGAGACCAAACGGTCAAAACCAAGAAGAAATAATAGAAATTTAGACAAATGGGTCGCACTTTCATCAAAAAACGCCAAGGCACTGCTCGCAGAGCCCACGGTGGCATGAAGGCCCAAAACAAAGTGGCCCGTGCCGCAAAGTCCTTCCAGAGACAGACAACCCAGGCAGCCGTCAAGCAAGCAATAGTGGCCGAGGCATTCAAAAAGGCCGGCTATGTAGACCTCGCTGCAGCAACCTACGGCCAAGACACAACAGGGTCAGTGACCCTCATCGCCACGATCGCCCAAGGAGCAAGCGACCAACAGCGCATCGGCAAACGCGCAGCGTACAAAAGCCTCCAAATCCGAGGTAGGGAAGCAGCTGGCACCGCCGGTAGCATCAACATAGGAGGCTGGGCCATCGTGTACGACAGAGAACCCACCGGATCTCTTCCAGCCGTCACCGATATCCTCGTATCCATCAACTCCCAGTCCTTCAACAATGACACCAACAGCGACCGCTTCCAAACACTGCGCCGATCGGTCAGAACCTTCATCGGCAACACCACAACCCCCGCCACGGGTCACGAGCAATGGACAATCGAAGAGTTCCTCGATCTGAAGCACCTCCCCGTCCAATACGCAGCCGCAGGCACGGGAGCCATCGGAGATATCAAAAAGGGAGCCATTTACTTGATCACTTTTGGCAACACAGCCAACGGCACCTCGTCCCCCATCATGAACGTCGCATTCCGCACCCGGTTTGCAGATGTCCTGGGATAATAAAAAACAAGCAAGAACATAGCGCCTGTGATGCCGATGCAAGCCAGCGAAGTGCCCGAAGGGCGCTGAGCGTGCGCAGCACTGAAAATGGGCCTTGTGCCCATTTTCCCTCCTGTGATGAACAGACGGGCCAACCCTTACGCCTGCTATTTCGTTTAAAAACAAAAACACCCCGTAACGAACCGCTTCCACCCAAAACACTCCAGGCGCCGAGAGGCCGCCCCCAGCGGCCGAGGCGCCGCAGAGCAACACTTCACACAAAAACACTTTATTTCCTCCCCGAGTGACCCTTAGCACTCAAATAGCTCGCATACGAGCGACACAAGAGAATCTTGTGCTTATCCTCCATCTCCCATTGATCAAAGTACGAGTGGAGATCAGGTTGATCCATCGAAGCAGCCCACATGGCCTGCTCCTCATCCTGCGACGAAGAAGAAGGAGGACTCACCGGCACAAAACTCCGTGGACGTTTGCCCGCGGTGGCATTCGATCGCATCAACATGTTTACCACATGATGTTCATCCTCATCACAATACAAATCAGTAACAGGAACCTGGGACGCCTCCATCTCAAAAAAAAACAAAAAGCGGAGAATTAAAAAAAGCGGAGAGTTATTTGCGGAGCATTTAAACTCTCCGCACCGAAAAAAATAAAATTTTTTTCAGGTACAAGGGTGTGTGTTACAGTATTACCACACACCTCTGTACCAAACCTCTGTACCAACAGAGGAAAACATGAGTCGCGTTAGAAACTACATGTTTACAGTGTTTGCCACCGAAGGTGAAGAACTACTGGATTTGGACCC